GCAGTTTCTAACAACTGGAACATTATTAATTGGATCTGAACAAATTACTTATACAGGAACTAATACAGATTCTAATTCAATAACAGGTTGTACAAGAGGTGCAAATGGTACAACAGCTGCAATTCATGCTGATAATACCGCTGTATATGATTATGATTCTATTACTTATGGACCAGATGATATTTATGAAGCATCTTATAGAAATACACAACAAGTTCCAGTTGCAGATTTTCCACTTACAAAAATAGATAGATCAACTTACAATTCTTTATCTTCTAAATTTTCACAAGGTCAACCAACTCAATATTGGGTACAAAGATTTATAGATAAAATTACAATCACTTTATATTTAACACCAGGCGCTGATCAGGTGAATAATGTAATGCATTATTACTATGCAAAAAGAATTCAAGATGTTGGAGCTTATACAAATATTACAAACGTTCCATATAGATTTGTTCCGTGTATGTGCGCAGGACTTTCTTATTATTTAGCAGTTAAATTTGCACCACAACGTGGACAAGAAATGAAATTATTATATGAGGATGAATTAAAAAGAGCATTAGAACAAGATGGCTCTTCTTCAAGTTCATTCATAACACCTAAAACTTACTATCCGAGCGCATAATGGGAAATTTATCTAGAGGAAAATATGCTTACATGATTTCTGACCGTTCTGGTCAGAGATTTCCATATACTGAAATGGTACAAGAATGGAATGGATCATGGGTACATATAACTGAATATGAACCAAAGCATCCTCAACTAGAACCAAAACCACATAATGCTGATCCTGAAGGATTACAATATGCACATCCTGATAGAATAGAACCACCTGTAATTATTGAATTAGATCCAAATCCTTTTACAACAATTAAGTATGCAGGAAATACTTACATCAATGTTTATTCAGAAGATCATGGAAGATCAACTGGCAATGTTGTTAGATTTAGAGGACCACCAGAAGTATTGATCCCGGGCACGCCTACGCGCGAGACTTCATTTGAATTAGTTCCTTCATTTGATGGTGTTACAGATATTTCAAGATCACAAGGTTTTACAATTACAGTTGGAAAAATTAATTCAGCAGGTATCGTTGGAGATCCATTGAATTATTTCTATTTCCAGAGTACAGATACAGCAACAACAGGAAACGTTTCTGGTGGTGGAGCACAATGCTCTGCAGGTCCAGTTACACTACAGGCTTAATATGACATACGCAGAACTAGTACAAAAAATTAGAGATTACACAGAAGTAGATTCAAATGTATTTACTTCAACTATTGTAAATGGATTTATATTAGATGCTGAATGGAGAATTCAAAGAGATGTAGATTCTGATAATAATAGAAAATATGCAACAGCTACTATTATTGCAGGTCAACCTTATGTAAGTACACCTTTATTAACAGATCAAACTTTAATTATTAGAGAAGCTCAAATTATTCCATCAGGTGTTTATACTGGAGATAATGCTGTAGTAGAATATAGAGATACAGGTTTTATTAATGAATATAATGCTAGTAATGCTCAAGGATTACCTAAATATTTTAGTTATTGGGATGAACAAACTATAGTTTTAGCCCCAATTCCAGACTTGACATATACCATGCAATTAAATTATACCTTGAAGCCAGCAGGATTATCTAGTAATTGCGACAACATATTTAAGTCAGCAATTTCCCTCTGGCTTGTTATATGCATGCCTTGTTGAGGCTTACGGTTTTTTAAAGGGTCCAGCTGATATGATTCAGTTCTATGAACAAAAGTATCAATCAGTATTACAAGGATTCTCTATTGAACAAATGGGAAGAAGAAGACGAGATGAATACCAAGAAGGTTCACCTCAGATTCAAAAACAAGGATAATATAATTAGGAGTTAATATGGCTATAACACAAGCAGTTGCAAATACGTTTAAACAACAATTACTTCAAGGCGGACATAATTTTACTGCTGCGACAGGAAATGTTTTTAAACTTGCTCTTTATACTTCTGCAGCAACTTTAAGTTCAGCAACAACAGTTTACACTTCAACAAATGAAGTTGCTAACACTGGTCAATACGTAACAGGCGGTGGAGTTCTTACAAACATATCTCCTCTTGTTTCTAGTGGCGTTGCATTTATAGATTTTGCAGATATATCTTTTACTGGAGTTACTTTAACTGCAGCAGGAGCTTTGATTTACAATACATCAAATACTAACGCAGCAGTATGCGTATTAGATTTTGGTGGAGATAAATCAGCAACATCTGGAACATTCACAATTCAATTTCCAGCAGATACAACATCAGCGGCTATTCTAAGAATCGGCAACGCGTAATAGGAGTTAACCTATTATGGCAGCAGGTTGGGGAATATTCGGTTGGAATACAGGTGCTTGGGGCGACCAAGGGAACCATTGTTGAAGTCAATAATCCATTAGATGTAGCTTGGGGAAAACAAACCTGGGGCTATGGAAGTTATGGTGGATCAAATAATCTTCCTTTATCTTTATCATCAGTAAATATTGCAATTGATAATGAAGTTGCATTAACTGGTTTACAATTAAATTTATCATTAGGTGAAGTTCAAGCTTTTGGATTAGCTGAAGTTCCAGTTACTGGTCAACAAATAAATATTTCTTTAAATTCTGTAACTGCAATAGGAAGTGCTCAAATTGATGTAACAGGTCAACAATTAAATATTGCTCAAGGTGATGAAACTATAGATGTAAGTGTTATTGTTGATGGAATTGGTTTACAATTAAATTTATCATTAGGTGAAGAAAGTGTAACAGGAACAGGAAATGTTGATTTAACTGGTCAACAATTAAATATTACATTAGGTGATGAAACTGTAGATGTAAGCTTTACAGCTGAAGTAACAGGAGAACAATTAAATATAACTGAAGGGGAAGTAGATCCAAGTCCTGATGCTACTGTAACAGGTATTGGAATGACTGTTTCTCTAGCTGTTGGAACAGTAGTTATAGGTACTGGTAATGTTACATTAACAGGTGAACAGTTAAATATTAGTCAAGGAACAGCTACGGCTGAGGCTTTAACCCCAGTAAGTGTTACAGGATTAGGCTTAAATATTGCAGTTGGCACAGTATTTGCAGGAGCTACGGCAGTTGTACCAGTTACTGGAAATGGATTGACTATATCGTTAAATAGTATAAATAATCAAATCTGGACTGAAGTAAATACCGGAACTGATGCAACTTGGACAGAGATTGACACAGCCGCTTAGATTTTATAAAAATAATTAATTAAGGAATTAATATATGGTATCAAGTTATTCTACAGACCTCAAACTAGAACTCATGGTCACAGGCGAAAACGCCGGTACATGGGGAGACATTACAAATACAAATTTAAATATTTTACAACAAGCAATTGCTGGTTATGAATCAGTTGCATTAAATGCAACGACAGGTGCAACTTTAGCATTTTCTAATGGTGTTACTTCTAATGGTAAAAATGCTGTTTTAAATTTAACAGGCACTCTTACATCTTCAGTTAATGTTATTATTCCAGATGGAGTTGAAAAAACATATATTGCAAAAAATGCTACAACTGGATCTTATGCAGTTACATTTAAAACAACTTCAGGATCAGGAGCTACATGGGCAGCTGGTGATAAAGGTATAAAATTCTTATATTCTGATGGAACTAATGTTACTGACGTAAATGCTGGTATAAATACTATTAATATTTACACTTTACCTACAGTAGATGGTACTTCAGGACAGGCAATTCTTACAAATGGTGCAGGTACTTTATCATTTGGTAATGCCGGAATTTCAACAGGAAAAGCTATTGCAATGGCAATAGTTTTCGGATAATAATAACGAACGGAGATAAATTATGGCAAATCCAAATATAGTAAACGTAACTTCAATATTCGGATTTACTACAACAATTGCATTAACTACAACTGCAGGTACAGTTTTACTTGCTAATGCAACATCTTCAGGAGCAGTATTTAAAATAAATACAATTTTAGCAGCTAACGTAGATGGAACA